TGCATCTGTGGAAATTAAACTGACTCAGTGGTTTCCGTTAATCCAAAATATTCATATTTACCTCGTATCCCGTTGTTCCTGATAATCATACACTTAGCTGATAGTTAAAAGTTCCGTTGTGTTGTCTAACCGAATTACATTTAAAGCAAGCTGTCTTTAAGTTCGTTGCTGTGTGACTTCCTCCATCTATTAGTTGTTGTACTTGTTCTGTTGTCATTGTGATAGTTGTTTATGTTTGTTTCCTATTGCTTATCTCCTTAGCTGTCTTCTTCTTGTGGCATCTACTGCATAAGCATTGAAGGTTATCAATGTCTGTATAGCTACCACCTTCTGATACTGGTTGAATGTGGTCAATCTCAGGCGGCTTCTTGGTTATGTGAATTGCTACCTTGCATGATTGGCAAATGTTTAAGTCACGTCTTATTACTACCTCTCTAATTCTTTTCCATGCGGCACTTTGTAAGAATCGAGCATGGTCAGATTGTGTTACGTTTCGGAATGATTCTTTAGGTTTACTTTTATTCCAGAATGGTCTAAGTGTTTTCACTAATTAAGATTAACCCTCCCATTCAATTAAGCGAGTTTCGATAAATTCTCTACCATTTTCTAAATGAACATCTACTAATTCCTTTGCCATATACTCACTTCTATAAGATGAAGATAATCCATCACTATACAGATTAACCCATGCTTGGAACTGTTTTGACTTGGGGATTAGGAATAGGTCTATAAGAGTTGTAAAACCTCTTTCTTTATTTATCAAACCATTTCCAGTATAACAATATAACTCTGATTCAACCCATGCAGCTAACTTGTGTTCTTTTGCATTAGGATTGTAAGCACCTATTATAATATCTTTTCTCCCATCCCTACAAACCACTTGATATTCTCCTGATTTGTACTTATCCCAATCGAATGGGATTCTTTTGTTTTCTGTTTCCATGTTTTTATTGTTTGGTTTTAATTATTTAATCTTTTCAATTGCCTTCAAAATTGCCTTCTCAGCTATCGAACGTGCATTGTCTCGGCCTAATTTGTCAATGTGGCCAGACTTTGGATAAATAGCGAATTGAATTATTCTTTCTTCGGGGGGTTTAGCTTGCCCCCCTCTTTTGCGTATTGTCATTTGATTAATTGAATGTTATTTGACTTAAAAATAAGTTGTGAAGCCTTTGATTGTGTTATTGTAGCTTTATAAACTACATTAGAATCTTTTAATAAAACTAAATTAAAGTATTGCTCATCTAAACGCTGTAAAGTTCCTGATGTAAATTTTATTTGTGTCATTGTTTCGTTGTTTGGTGATACAAAAGTAATAGAAGTTTTGATTTATTTCGTTTATTTTATTTGAATATTTGCAACGTGCAATAAATCAGGGTTTTAAAATTATTCTGAACAATCACTAAAGACTTCACAACTATCCCCGCCAAGTAAATCTAATTGATATGTGTATTCGTCTGAATCATCTTTTATTTTTCCATTCCAATCTTTTGCTTCTTCAAGAATTTGTTTTGCACTTCTATTATTTCTAAAAAATACTTTATTGTGTCCCATTGGGTCAATAGGGTACTTCTGCTCCATTTCATTCATAAAATCAAATGCAGATGGATTTTCTTTTGCAATTTGATATAGCTTTCTGTCCGCTTTCTTCCAGCAGGTTTTACAGTTCCCTTGATAACCTTTTAACTCCAATCTAAATGGCATTGAACGCCAAAATATATTTACCATTGGCTTATTTGCTGGTATCATTTTAATATTAATAAGAGGATAAATAAAACCGATTTTTTTTGCTTTGGGGTTAATTCTATCAGCTTCATCTTTTCTTATACCTATTGCGGTGTGATATTTTTCACCATTGAACCAAACTTTTGCAAATGAGTGTATAGGGGCTTGTTTTAATTCTCTTGTGCAATGTGGTGTCGCTTGATTAGGTATTCCATATTTCTGTATAATAGATTCAAATGGTTCACCTTTTCGTTTAGCGTGTTCATAATCAGTTAATGTATATCCAGTCCCTTTTCTTATACTTTGCCAAACTAAAGCCTCAACCCAATGCAATTTTAAGCCAAACTTTATGTCACATCTTTCTACAAATTCAAGTGTTTGTTCGTTTTCTAATCCAGTATTTGCAAAGACAAAAACTATATTTTCATATCCAAATTCTCTATAATGATTTTTTAACCATTGAGCCATAAATGCAGATGTTTCGCCACCTGAAAATGATACTAATAAATTTTTCATAATCTTTTAAAATTCATTCAACTCTTTTAATCTTTTATTTTCGGCTGCTAATTCGATAAGTAAGTTCTCAACTTCATCCAGTCTGACTTGCAACCTTAGATTCTTTTGTTCGTAAATTACCTGAATACCCATTGATTGAGTTGCTAAGTTGTAAGCTTCGTATAATTTAGCCAATTTTGCCCGCTTTTCTTGCCTTAGTGAGTCTTTTACTATTAAGTCAATACTTTGTTCAGCTTCGAGAATAAACGTGCTTAAAATGGCGTTTAATTGAAATATAGGGCTTTCTTGCTTTTTATTCAGATACGGTCTTAAAGTCGAGATGAACTCAAACCACTTTTGATTTGCTTGGATTTCTTCTAATTCTTGCGGTGTCATGATTGCAATAATTCAGGATTTTCAAATATGTTTCCTAATACTTCAATATCTTTTTCTTGGCACAAATCATCTTCCCAATCTTCGGCAAAATCACCATTACTATCAAAATAAGTACCTTGAAATTTGCCACGACTAAAAGTAATTACTCCACGTTGCACAATATCACCCTCATAAATTTCTTTTCCGTTTTTGTCGGTGAGTCCTGTGTATTGCATGATTGGGTAATCTTTGTAAGCTCTATTCCCATCTGAGCATTTAATTAATGGCTGTAATTTGCCATTGCTACATATTGCGAATACTAATGGATATTCAATTCTTTTATCATCGGGATTCCATGCCCTAAATTTAATTTGTCTTGTTTGTGTTTGTTTTTTTAAATTCATAATTGTTTGTTTTTAAAATGGTGCTTGTTCTATTGGTTGTATATCGTTGTTTGATTGCTCTTTTACTTCGCTGATTCCGTTAAATGGTGTCGGCAAGTAAAGCCTTTCACCCCTGTTTTCATAGTAGCAGTTTTTAAAATAATCAAATTCAAGTTTTGCTGTCCCTTTCCCTCCATGGCCTTTTGGCTTAAATTTATGAACTACAACCATGGCTTGATTTGTTTGCTTAAATCCTTCGCCAGTCTTTTCAAGTGGCCTATCAACACAAATAAGATTCATTGCCTTGGAGTAAACTGCACTACCTCCTTTAATTTCAAATGGACTTGGTGGCGGTGGCGGTTCTCCGTTCTTTGGCAAATCGGGGTTTCTTGCGTGCCAAATCATAAAGGCGTGAATCCTTTCCTTTCTTGCTAATCTGTTTATTTTTGGAATTGATTCCTCAATATACAAATCCTCTCGGTTGAATTGACCATGGCTTAAATCGTTCCAATTGTCAAATCCTGATGTGAATATATCATAATCTTTTATCCCTTCCTTGGTTAATTCTATGAACTCATCAACACTCGGACTCTTTTCATCAACGTCAATAACATAAAAGTAATCTTTAACGAATGGAATTACCTTGTATAAATCTTGTTCAGTTATCCGATAATTTAAAGAGTCATTGTGAAATCTTTTGCCAGTTAACGTCTGAATTATTTCCGCATAGATTTCTTCAACGCTGCCTGTTTCGGGTGTCATCAACATTGACTTCTTACCTTGACAAGCTAATGAGGTTAACATTTGAAAGTATAATTGAGATTTTCCACTTGTTGGCCTTCCGTATATTACCGTTGATGTTCCTGCCTTTACTGAGTATATTGAATCTAAGTTTGGAAATCCAATCTTTAAACCTGCTTCCATTCCATTTTTTTGAAGGTTGAAAATCTTATCTTCAACTTTGCTAAGTGGTACAATGTGAGCCATGGTTTAATAAAAGTTTATCTTAGGTTGGAATACTTCGCCAATTTTTAATTCAGATGTTTGGTTTTCAAATTTTAGCCTTCCTTGTAGTTCATCACGTTTAGCCCAACCTCGAATAGCTGCCGCCCAATCAATATAATTATTACCTTCATTGGAGTAATCAATAGCCCTTTGATAATAAAAAGCAAGTTTAGTTTTATTCCATTCAGTAAATTTTTCTTTAAATTTAATTTTATCAAAAATAACTGAATCCTGAAATTTTATTTTTTTCCCTACATATTGTACTTCCCCTTTCTCTTCTACTTCCCCTTTCCCTTGTGCCTCACCCCCTGCCTCACCCCCTGCCTCACTTAGAGGAATAAGGGGTTTATAAGACTCCTCTGATTCTAATAAGTCATTTCTTTTAAGCCTATCATTAAAACCTTTAATCTGACTATCTATTGAATATTGTTGAGATAAGTAGGCAAACTTAGCCATGCCTTTTAATTTAGTTTTTTGGCCAGTAAATTGCTCTAACATTAAGGCGTCATAAAAAGCTAATCTATCTTTGTCTGATAGTTCTTTTGCAACATCGTAATAACTACGAAAAAAATTAAATGCTTTTCTATTGCTCATTTAACATCCTCCTAAAATCATTTATTGCCTGCATTGCTTCAGTATTACCACCTTTATCAGGATGATACTTTAAAGATAATTTTTTATAAACATTTTTGACTTTTTCAGATTCAATATTTTCAAAAGAATTTATTTGATTATAAGGGTCAATGTGTTGAAGTAAAACTTGAATCATTAATTGTCTTAACTCAATAGGCAAATCAAATTCAATTAAAGAGTATGTCAAATAATTTGGAGGCAAATCAATAATTCTTTGGCCTTTAAATTTGCCCCATGGCATTGTTTCGTAATTCATTATTAGTTATTAGTTTTAAAATAAAAAGCCCCAACTGGTAGTGAGTTCAGTCAGGGCTTGGTAAATTGTTTTACCTTGTGAAAACGGTCTATGCTCACTACTTCATACACCGCTTATTGAAATACAATAATACTAATTATCTACCTTATTATCTTCAGAAGTTTTTAACAATTGTCTGAGTTTATAAATCTTTTCAACTCTAAAATCTAAATAGATTAATTCAGCATGATACATCAATTCTGTTTCATCTATTTGCGACTTAACAATTTCAACATCAACGTACTCTTCTATTAAGTTTTTAAAGTTTTGTGAACTTGGCTCAAACTTATATTTGATAATTGCCTGAGTTAGTTCTGCCATTTCTTCAACTAATTTTAACAGTTGATTTTCGACTCCAAAATGGTCAACAGCTTGTTTAAATATGTTTTCGCTTTTCATGTCTTTGTTCATTGCTTTGTAATCTCTTTCGTCCATAGTTTTAATTAATAAATACTAATACCCAATAAGGAAATAATAATAACCACCAAAAAAACCTTTCTTTTAAGCTAATTGCTAAATTTTCTTTACCTATTTTTTTACAATCATTTCTCCAAATTAAATAAAATGGAATAAATAGAATTAATTGAATAGATATAATTATAATTTTATTCAT